CAGGTTTCTGTTATTCCTGCAGGGATTCCACAATTGGACGCTTAATCCATTCCACATGATGGGTGTAGCAGGTATCCTTGGTGGAGCATTATTATCAGCAATTCATGGAGTAACTGTTGAAAATACACTCTATGAAGATGGTGATCAAGCAAATACTTTCAAAGCATTTGATAGCACTCAAGAAGAAGAAACCTATTCAATGGTCACGGCAAACCGTTTTTGGTCTCAGATCTTTGGTATTGCTTTTAGTAACAAGCGTTGGTTGCATTTCTTTATGCTGTTTGTTCCTGTTATGGGTCTTTGGACAGCTTCCATCGGTATTATTGGTCTTGCTCTCAATCTTCGTGCTTATGATTTTGTATCACAAGAGGTTAGAGCAGCAGAGGATCCAGAGTTTGAAACTTTCTATACGAAAAACATCCTCCTCAATGAAGGACTCCGTGCCTGGATGGCTCCAGTAGACCAACCACATGAACAATTTGTATTTCCAGAGGAAGTTCTTCCTAGAGGCAATGCTCTCTAAACCACTTCCATAACTTTCACAGCACTCCTTTACGGGGGTGCTTTTTTATGGTATAATATTCTTATAGTCGATCAGACACAATGAGTATTCCCCATTTCAAATCCCAAGACGATTGGCAAGAGTTTCTCCTTATCTTTGATGACCAATGGCAATGTAAGAAAGCAATGCTAGATCGTGTCAAGTATGATCTATTCCCTGGTTACAACTGGGATCAACTGCAACCACAAACACTGGAAGTCATTAACGATATTGTATCCAATCTTGTCTATGATGTAGATCGTACATTCAAAGAAACTCACCAGGACTACAAGACTGATGATGATGACCTCTTCATTCCTTATCGTTCTTTCAAAGAGAATGTAGCAGAAGCACTCAAAGAAGCACTTACGCCCTATGAGTTGCAATATAAGAATGAATGTAATACTCTTTCTTGTGCCGACCATTTGACTGATGAATGAAATTTTGATATAATGAGAGGGTATAACAACCCTCTTTTTTATGGCAAAATTTTATTTGTTTTCTAAGGATTCATGTGGACCATGTATGCTTGTTGATAGGTACATGAAATCAATTAAAGATGAACGTACTGAACTTATTGAAAAAATTGATCTTGAAGATTTTGGAAAAACTCCAACTAGAGAAGCACGGGAACTTGCAAAAACTTATGGAGTAACTGCTACACCAGTTTTGGTTATTGTTGATGATGATGGAACTCAGTTAGAAACTTTTGTAGGGGGTCTCAATATTACACAAAACGTAAGGAAAAAGTTTGATGAATATGGTGTGTAATAATACCTATTATTGTCAGTAAATCAAAATAATTTTTCTTCATACAAATTCTTTAGTTGAATAGATATGGTAGTAGAGTAAACTTATATGAAGTTCCTATTCGCATTTCTATCCACACTATTTTTGGCACTGCCTGCATGGGCTGTTGACGTTCAAATGGGTGCCAATGGCAATTTGGTTTTTGACCCTGCTGAAGTCACTATTAGTGCTGGTGAATCAGTTCATTTTATTAATAATATGCTTCCTCCTCATAACGTTGTTGTAGAAGATCATCCAGAACTAAGTCATGAAGAACTGGCAATGTTGCCAGGTGAAGACTTTGAAGTTGCATTCCCAGATGCAGGTGACTATACTTATTGGTGTGCTCCCCATAAAGGTGCAGGCATGATCGGTACTGTGCATGTAGAATAATGGAAAAAATAAACAGTTTTGTTTTACACCTTACTGTTTCGGTTATCGACTACCTTTATAAAGGTAGAAATTTTCAACGTTTTTGGGTGCTTGAGGAGATTGCCCGAGCACCCTACTTTGCCTTTTTAAGTGTATTACACTTTCGTGAAAGTATGGGTCTTAGAGGATCCGAACATATAGATCTAATGATTCAGCACTTTGAACAAAGTATAAATGAAACATCACATCTGGAGTATATGGAAAGTAGGGGGGGTAATTCTTATTGGATTGATCGCTTTGTTGCCAAACACCTCGTCCTTATCTATTATTGGATCAACGTGGTTTATTATTGGGTGGATCCTCGCTCTGCATACCATTTGTCTTATGAAATAGAAATTCATGCGGCAGTTACATATGCAAAATATCTTGCAGAGAATGGTCCAGACGATAAGATCCTTGAGATCTTGAACGATGAGTTACAACACTCTCACGAATTAGAAAAAGCAATGGAGATGATCAAATGACAATATTTTTCATAATTCTTTTCATGACGTTGCTAACTCTTGGAATGCAATTAACATGGCCAGGTAGGTATCGGAGTTAAATGATTAATTTCAACAAATGGGGAAAAGATGTTGAACCACCACCAAATTATGCAACAAAAGAAGAAGTTCAGGAGATGATTGATGATGCCATACGAAAACATAATCGTAATGCTTCAATTATTAGTATGTGTGTTGGGTGGGTTGTTCTTGCACTTTTTGCTGAGGGTCTTCTTCGACTCATTGGAGTAATCAATCCAGTATTTCCATGGTTAAATTTAAGTTTAAATTAGGAGAAAAATGAAAGTAGGACTAATTGGACTCGGTAGGATGGGGGAGGGTATGTCCCGTCGCATGATCAAAGCAGGAATTGAAGTTCATGGATATCGTAACAACTATAAAAAAGCTGAAGAGCAATATGAAAAGGGTTATATCAGTGGATGTACCACTTCTTTGGAAAGCCTTGTTCAAGTAATTCACTCTGACAAAACTGCTGGGAAAGTTCCTGGTATTTTCATGATGGTAGTACCAGCAGAAACAGTAGAGGAAACACTTAATGGACTATTACAGTTTTGTCGTGAAGGAGATATTATTATTGATCATGGCAATAGTAACTTTAAGGATAGTCGTAGACGGGCACTCCGTTTGGAAAAACTGGGCATCCAGTATATTGATTGCGGTACTAGTGGTGGTGTTTATGGTCTGGACCGTGGATACTGTCTTATGGTTGGTGGTGCAAATACTGCAGTATCCGCATGTGCTCCTATCTTCCGTGCCCTTTCCCCTGGAATTGGAGCAGCTTCCAGAACTAATCCTTTAAGTTATGAAACTTCTGCTGAGTATGGTTGGTTACATTGCGGACCTCCAGGTGCAGGTCATTTTGTAAAAATGGTTCACAATGGAGTTGAGTATGGAATCATGCAAGCATACGCAGAAGGATTTAATATCCTGCATGAGGCTAATGCTGGGTCAGCATACGTTAAGGCGGGTGATGCTGAGGTTGCTCCGATGGAGAATCCGGAAGATTATCAGTATGATATTGATGTTGCTGAGGTGGCTGAGTTATGGCGTCGTGGTAGTGTTGTTGGTAGCTGGTTACTTGACCTTACCGCTAATGTATTACGCAGCGATCGTGAGCTTAGCAAATTCGATGGGGGAGTATCAGACTCTGGTGAGGGTCGTTGGACTGTTCACAGTGCTGTGGATCTCGGTGTTCCAGCCCCTGTTATTACTACTGCTCTCTACTCAAGATTTGAGTCCCGAAGACTTGGACGATTTGCAAACAAAGTCCTAAACGGAATGCGTGCTATGTTTGGTGGTCATGACGTTCGCTGATGTCCTTCTTTGGGGAGCAATACCCTTTGTATTATCCACGATATACTTCGGGATGCGAAAAGGTGAAAATAACTATTACGAATCGGAAAAATACAATGGAAATGGAACAGCACACTGAAATTCTTACGTATCAAATAGTAATCTTTGGTGCTACTGGAGATCTATGTCGTAAGAAACTTATTCCTGCACTTTTTAAGTTGCATGAAAAAAAATTACTCCCAAATAATCTTGTGATCGTTGGAACTTCTCGTAGAGAACATTCTAAAGAGTCTTGGATAAAAACTCTTGGTGAGTATCCAGAAGAATTTTTGTATAGACTTGATTGGGTTTCTACTGATCTAGAATCTCAGAGTAGTATTCAAAATCTTCCAGAGGCTGATGATTCAACTTACTTTTTATCTGTTCCACCTGAAAGATATGAATCGGCAGTAATTAATCTCAAACAAGCAGGACTTTTAGATGACCCAGAAACATCCCGTGTTGTTATTGAAAAACCCTTTGGACACGATTATAAATCTGCTCATCAATTACAGACTGTAGTTGAACGACACCTACGAGAAAAACAAGTTTATCGCATTGACCATTATCTTGGTAAAGATACTGTCAATAATATTCTTGCTACCCGCTTTGGGAATATTCTTCTTGAGCCACTTTGGAATCGGGAGTATATAGAAGAAGTTCAAATCTTTGCAACTGAAACTATTGGTTGTGAAGGTCGTTCACAATACTATGAAGGTGCAGGTGTCGTAAGAGATATGCTGCAGAACCATATGCTTCAGGTTCTTGCTTTGATTGCAATGGAATCACCTTGTCGAATGAATGCAACTGAAATTCGTAGAGAGAAAACAAAAGTTCTTGCTGCTACAAGACTTGGTAAAAAATTTATTACTGGTCAATATAAAGGATACCGAGATGAACAAGGTGTAGGTCAAGATTCAATGACTCAGACCTTTGTTGCTGGTGATATTTACATTGATAATTGGAGATGGAAGGGTGTTCCTTTCCACTTTATGACTGGTAAGAAAATGCCTTTTCAGTGTGTGGAAGTAGTTATTAAACTAAAAGAACCTCCTCTCGGTTTATTTGAAGGAGATACGTAGAATCGCATTGTAATACGTCTGCAACCACATGCTCATCTTGATATTCGTATTGATGTTAAGTCTCCAGGATTAAGTGATTCTGTTGAACCAGCTACTTTAACTCATCGTTATCCAGATTGGTTGGGTGTAGATGGTTATGAAAAACTTCTTTATGATGCCATTCAGGGGGATCAATCACACTTTGTTCACTCCGAAGAAGTATTAGAATCTTGGCGTATTGTTGATGAT